GTTGCCGCAACACTGGTCAATCCAAATCTCAAGTCTAAGATGCAGGAACAAGCAGAGAAGTATAACCTAATCAAAGGAAAGAGTAATAGATTACCCATATGACAGGATATGAAGCTTTTTGTTTATACTCCTCACTCAAACTCCACTTCACACAAGAATCATACGATTACTTCAAGTATTATGGTAAATCGAAAACCAGTGTAGAGGCATTTGAGAATAGAAAGGATAAGTGGCACTTTTATAAACTCAGTCGGAGGTTCTCAAATGCTGAACAAGGTAGAGATTTTATTATTGCTAATCTTCTGCGTGATTCTGATGTATGGATTGGATATTTACTGACGAATGATGCAGATGTAGTATATCGTGATAGACAGAAGGTAATACAGTCATTGACCTATACCTTCACCAATGATATTGCACCAATAATGAACCATAAGAACCCTGATGAGCTATTAATGGTACCACCTAATGGGTATCCAGTATTATTGTCTATGATATTGTATGGTGACATTTCATTGGAAACTGGATGTATACTTAATGCTATATTGAACTTTTTGCCGATGTGGGATAGAAAGGTAATGGATACAATTCATTATCCGAATCTCAGTTTGAGGATGAAGAAGTATACACCATTCATTTCTTTCGAAGTGACAAAGTATAAACAATTACTGAAGAAAGAACTACATGAAAATACAGAAGCTTTACCTTGATATGGATGGTGTTCTGTCCGACTTTGCTAAGAGGTATAAAGAACTCTACAAGTTGCAACCAAAGTCAAGTCGTGAACGTGGTGAGAAGCACGATGACAACTGGAACTGGTTTGTCGAGGGTAAGAACTTTGAAAGTCTTGACATATATGCTGGTTGCGTTGAGTTGCTTGAGTTTATACGCACCCTAAATATACCAGTGGAGATACTCTCATCATCTGGTGGGTTTATTCATCACGACGAGGTAAAGAAGCAAAAGAAGTTATGGTTGAAGAGGCATGGTATTCTCTATACTGCGAATATTGTTCCTGGTAGACACCTTAAAAAAGATTATGCTAAACCCGATGTTATTTTGATTGATGACACACAAGATGTTATCGATGATTTCAATGCGGCAGGAGGTATAGGTATTCTTCATAAGAATATACAGCAAACTATAAAGATTCTTCAGGAGGTGCTTGACACCGAAGAGGAAGTATTATATAATGATGAAGTGGATAAAACGCAATACATTCACATAAACAACTAACTATACGAGGTAAATAAATGAGCGATTTTTCAAAACTTAAACGCAACAGCAATTCATTCGAGAAGCTTACCAAAGCAATCGAATCGACATCAACAAATGTAGAAGCAGGTTCGAAAGAAGATGACCGTTTCTGGCAACCCGAAGTAGACAAAGCAGGTAATGGTATGGCAGTGATTCGTTTTCTGGCAGCACCCGCAGTAGATGGTGATGAAGCATTACCGTGGGTTCGTTATTGGAATCATGGCTTTCAAGGTCCAGGTGGATGGTATATCGAAAACTCGCTGACCACTCTCAATCAGAAAGACCCTGTATCAGAGTATAACTCTATCCTGTGGAACTCAGGTATTGAAGCAAACAAAGAAATCGCACGTAAGCAGAAACGCCGTTTGACGTATATCGCAAACATTCTTATTGTCTCTGACCCAAAGAATCCAGACAATGAAGGTCAAATCAAATTGTATAAGTTTGGTAAGAAAATCTTCGACAAAATCTCTGAAGCAATGAATCCAGAGTTTGCTGATGAGACACCACTCAATCCTTTTGACTTTTGGGCTGGTGCTAACTTCAAAATCAAGATTCGTCAAGTTGAAGGTTATCGCAACTACGACAAGTCCGAGTTTGATAAACCATCCGAGTTACTTGATGGTGATGACAAGAAGTTGGAGGCACTGTGGAAGAAAGAATACTCTCTCAAAGAGTTTGTTGACCCAAGTCAGTTCAAATCCTACGATGTATTGAAAGCAAAGTTGGATAAGATTCTTGGTCTGGACGGTGTTGTACCAGTAACGACTAAGGCAGAGGATACTTTTATTGCATCAACAAAGGCATCCACTACACCAAGCTTGGATGAAGATGAAGACTTGGAATACTTCAGGTCACTAGCAGAAAAGGACTGAGTAAATTAACTCAGTAGTGTACAAAAAGAACCCCACCTAGTGTGGGGTTTTTCTTATGCTGTTCCTAACGAATCCATAAACAAATCAACAAGGTCTTTATCATACAGATTAGCACCAGCAACAACTGTTGTTCCTCCTCCACCGCCTCCACCACTATTGTTATTAACAACATTGTTGATGATAGGACTGCCACTACTTGAGATTGATTGTTTTGATAAATCCATATTTGTTTGTGATACTGTATTCAACTTTACTGATTTTGGTGCAACTGCTGCGGCACTAGGAGGTGTGGGACTTACCGATGCAGGTGCTGCGACACTAGGAGGTACAGAACGTGCTGCTGTAGATGCTGCTGCGGCGGGTGCTGCTGCTGCTGTTGGTGCTGGTGCTGGTGCGGCCGCAAGTTGTGTAGAAGGCGCATTGGGGTTTCTCGCATAAGCAGATGCAACCATTCCCGAATTAGTTGTATTAGCTCTAAATTTTTCTGCTACTTTTTCATCTTTAAACTCTACGTGAACATGATCACCTGTAGCATGTGGGGTTTTACCTAATATTTCAGACTGAACCAAATATTCATTAGGTTTAAGTCCAGCATCCGTCATCATTTTTTCAATTTTTTTTACCGCAGCATCTTGAGTTTTAGCCCCACCTTTAGTCACGAAATCAATGGCCAATCCTTTAGCATGTTTTGATCTTGGATGATTTTGCTGATGGAATTTATCGTTAAAACCAGTGAACTGTGCGAACTCAGGAACATTCGACATAATTTTTTGTGCTAGTATATCAGTTCCAGGTTCATGTGGATGTGAAAACGTATCACCTTTTCTCATTTTACTTGCTAATGAACTTGTTGCCTTTGCATTTTCTGCTGTTGGGATTACCATCGATGGTCTGTTTTCATTTCCAGAATCCATTCTTATACCAGCAGGATATGGTTTTGATTGTCGTTGCTCATTCGGAACACTACCAGCAGCAGGAGCAGAAGCAGGAGCATTACCTGCAGGCGGTGGTGCTTTAGCACCAGGAGGAATAGCTTCTACTGGTTTTGGTGGATTGTCATACTTATTTTTATCCAATAATGGTTTGTTATTTGCAACAATTTCTGATTCTTCTTCGTTAGTAAATTCTTTCCACAGTTGATATATTTCATATGCTGTCCATAAAGTAAATCCAATATCAATTGCCGCAGCAACCCAACCCACTATTGGTATGGCCATTAAAGCTGCGGCTACTGCTAATTTTTTTCCTATTCGAGCAAATAATTGTGGGGACTTTCTCTCAACGTATGCAAGAAATCTACCCCACAATCCTTTTTTTACTCCTTCAGTTGCTGTCTTTGATACTGTTTTTCCTGCCAGAGATTTTTCTGCTTTTGTTGCTAGTTCTCTTTCTTTTTCAGCAGCAAGTTGTCCAGCTTTAACTTTATCACCAACTGTTCCATGAGATGATAGAATTTTTTCTTCTTTCTGAACATGTGGAATGGCAGCAGGAAGAGCTTTACGTAAACCCATAGCAGTAGCAGCACCTGCACCAGCGAGAAGAAGACCTTTACCTAAACTCGGTAAAACTCGTCCTGCCATTTTAAGTAAACCAAAATTGGATGCTATAGAAAGTATGGTACCTATTACTGAAGAAAGTTTTTTTAATCCCCCAACTAAATCAGGAATAATTGAAATAAGTGATTTGAATAAAAACCCAACAGTTCCTATAATGAATTCGAGTATCTTCCGAAAAAGACTTTTATTTTCTTTTTCTTCTCCCTTTTTATTTGGAGTGGGTTTTCCTGCTTTCATAGCACTTTCGTACTCAGATTCTCTCTTGCTAGAATTTTTGAAAAAATTGTCTGTATTTTTTTCTTCAGTTTCACCCATTAATTTAACAAGTTTTACTATATTTCGTTTCACAAGATTAGTATCACGTGCCATCTGTGGTAAGACGATGGAGTTCTTGGCAACCATTCTAAATTGTGTTTTTAAGTCACCTAAACGGTCAGCAATTGTGTTTAGAATTTCTTCAGCCGAACCTAAACCTTCTGACTTTTCTCCTTTAAGTTTTTCTCCACCTGCCTGATATCCTTTTAGTCCTGGTAATAGAGCAGTTAATAAACCTTTCTTTTTGAACAAATAGTTTCGTGGATCAAGGCGTTCTTTAGCACGTTCACTAAACGCAGTTGCTAGTGAACTTCCTATGCCTTCACCTTTTTCTCTTTGTTTACTAACGATGTCTGTAAAAGTTGCCATATCTTATCTTCTTTGTTGTTGCTGTAGTTTTATTTTTTCATT